TGAGTGTTAACAAGAGCTCTGGCGAAGGCAGTATTAACAGCCACATCGCCGGCAGTATAGATGTTTACGCTAGGAGAGATCTCAAACGTTGAAGTGTTGTCTGGTACTGTGATGAACGAGTTAGCTAGTGTAATCCAGATACCGGATGTGTTCGAGATATGGCTAGTAATATAATTGAACTCACCTTGACCTGTACCGCCAGTAATATACAGATAGCATCCCTCATATAAATTCTGAATTCTAGAAGCATCGCCGGGTAGCTGTACTACAGGAGTAGAAGAGATAGCTTTAACTGATGCTTGAGTGAAGGTGTTGCTGTAATAGTTATAATATCCAGACCCGCCTGTCTGAACTAGAATAACATCGATAGCGCCTGCTACAGCATTAGCTGTTACGTTAGCATCTGGTACAATTGGAATATATTGCCCTTGAGCAAATTGATTGAATGTTGCTTGTGGAGCCTGATACATATACTTCCATTGATAGCCATCAGCTGTCTCATAATAGGTATCAGCTGCGTTTGTATCAGCGAACACTGGAGAGTATGTCGATGGAGCACCATTGTTATTGTATAGACACTTGAACACATAATATGTGGTACCAGAGAAGGTATACACAGCAAATTGCTCTTGTGGTAGATTAATATCCGTATCATCATACTGAGAGTACACAGTACCTGATGTCCATGGATAAATCTGAGCCATTAATGATACGTTATTCGGATTAATTTGTTTACCGAATAGCATATTATTATAGGCATTGAACTGAGTTGTTTGTGGGGTGTCGTAAATAGCTGGAGGAGTACTCCATGGATTAGAAGTACCCGCAAAAGCATAATAGGTAGTGTTAGGATAATTCGTAAGAGAGTTTACGAATCCGATCGCATTATAAAGTCGATAGTTATTTGTAACTAATTGTGTAGTTGTCATGATTTTTTAGGGCCTTGAGATTGAATATTTAATGGAGTTTGAACAATCGTTTTCTTATATACAGCACCATAAAGACCAGTACCGGCCATATGAACAACATCTCTTACCATGTTTTGATATTTAGTTAGGTCAAGAGAGCTTTTAACTTCATATGAGAACGGTGAATAGAACTCGCCGTCTTGTATATATTTGTTAGCACTTAGGAAACCATTTTCAGATGAATAATACCCTTGTCCTTGTCCTTGTTGACCTAGTAGTGTAATAGCTGTACCAGAGTTAGTAGTATTGGTTGTATTAGCAGCTAGGAAGGTAATAATTTCACCATTAACATATCCGATACCAGAACTATACACAGTTAGCGCTTTCACAGTACCATTAGACGAAATAACATTAGATGTAATATTAGCATTATCGCCTGAGTAAAGCGATGCTGTATTAGCTACTACTGTAACAACATTAGCTGTAGCACCAGAAAGAGAGCCGGTAATTGTTAGATTAGCTTGAAAAGAATTCTTGAATGACATACGCTTCACTGACATAGCAGAGGTATTCACAAATTTAATTCTACCAATTGCAGCGCCATTAGTTGAAGCTGTCACAGCTGTAATAGTCGCATTAGCATTAGACGAATATCCAACAATATTAGCACCGCTAGCAATCGGTACAGAGTTATTAATGAACAGAGCTGTATTAGAATAATTCCAAATCGAGCCAACATTAGCTGAGTTGATAGTAACAACTTCACCTAGAATAAAATTAGAATGTACATTAGTAACGACAAGATCAACAATACCTGGAAGAGGCGTTGACTGAGTTATAATTTCATTGTTCTGAAATAGTCCAGTTGCTGTATTGAAAGTGATGTTGTAGTCTTGCACAAGCGCTGTTGCAATACCCGGCTGGTATATTTCTACATATGGGTTGTCATTATAGTTCTTACCTGGATTAGTAGTCTGAATGAGCTGAATCTCGCCAAGGTTTAGTGTCTGATACTGTAGAACGAAGCAGAGAAGAGCTGAGCCAGGAGAAGCATTAGCTGTCGGCGCTCCAGGGAAGCCGTATTGTGTTGCATTCAATGGAAGAGCGACATACGGAGTATTAGGCGTTAAGCTATTGTTACCAGAGATGAGATCTGTATAATAGAAATATGTCTCTGTTGAATATACATTAGTGATAGCAATGTTAGCTGAGATACCAGATGTGAAGCCGGTGATAGTAGCATTAACAGACTGTTGCGGTATTACAGCAGACAGCACAGCATTAGCACCAGTAGTATTACCCTTGACCTGATACGCAGTAGTAAACGTACCGAATGTTACAGAGAAGGTTAGCTGTGATGAGTTAGCACTGTAGAGAATACCTTTAGCGACATTAGCAGTACCGTTGTTCTGAAAGATCACTTCTGATGGAAGAAAGGCGCTAGTATTAGACGATACTGTAGCTACACGAGGATATGTGCATTGTAGTTGGGTGTATTGTGAGTTAACTGAACCAATAACACCTGTAACGCCAATGTCTGTCTGTATTGATTGCACATTAGCGGTCGCACCAGATGACTGCCCCTGAAGTGTTAGTCCAGTTTGAAAGTAAGAGTTATAGACATTACTAACATTGATAACAACTGCTGTTGAGTTAGCAGTTGCTGATCTAACTGTTGCAATACAGTTATTATCGCCTGATATAACCTTCTCACCAACAACAAACCGACCAACATAACTATTGCAAATCAGATTGGCAGTAGTAGATATAGCAAATGCATTAGCATACACATTAGAAGCTGGATTGCCAGGTATAGATAGAACAACATTGCTGAACTTAGCAATAGGTCTGGTATTGGTGGGCAGGGTAGTATTCACATTAGCTAGTTGCACGATAACATTAGATATTAGTATTTGTGAATTTGGAGTATAACCCCACCCACCATCAATCAAATTAAATGTCACGATACCAGTCACGTTACTTGTTTGAGCAACGCGTGCGGTGCCTTCTGCACCAAAGTTAGATTTTAAAGTCACTACATCGCCCACATTAAATCCATAACCACCATCATCTACAATAAGATCGGTCAAAGATCCAATAACAATAGGCACGTCTATCAAATCTGGTGATACAGCTAACTGCTCACCAGTAATAAAGTTCTTAGTTAGATTGGTGATAAAGAAAATGTCAATGAACTTAGAGCCAATCTTTCTTCGAACTAGTCTATCAATGAATGCTTGAGCGCCAGATGCTACTCCAGTTACCTGTTTGCCTACAAATGAAGCATTAAGAGGCGAGTTAGACACTTCAAGATATTGTGGAATAGTCCATACCCCATCAGACGGCTTAATAATGTCCGCACCGGGCAAATATACATCGATGTCTTCATCATATACTAGCTGGAATAACAGCTTAAGCGCTCGAATATTACCTTTTGCTCTATACAGATCAAGAATCTTCTTTACAGTAAGTCTCTTGTCTGATAGAGTGTTAAACTGAATACCCGACAAATAGGTATCCTGAAAATACTGTACGAATTGATCTAGAGTTGTATCAATGTCAAGGTAGTTTAATAGATTACGCGCTTGGTAGATAGGATTACCAAACGTGACAGTATTAGAAACAGAAGCAATGTTAGCTACAGCATTGGATGTTGCGCCAACAATTGCTAGATTAGACGTGAAAGCGCCAGAGAAATTATTAATCGTGATAGCTGTAGGCTGTATAGAGATAACAGTACCTGTAGCTACATTAGTAGTACCATTTGACTGATAAACCACTTCACCATTAGCAAAGTTAGTACTAGCATTATAAACAGTCAGATTCAACCCTTGATAGGATTGTTCAAGCCACTCATAATAAGCTTGAATGAAAGCTACAAACTGAGGACCGTTCTCTTGATACGTGAGCGGAAACTGTGATGGTATAAGATTAGATATCGTGGGTTGCATTATTGACGTACTTGCGTAACTGATACACTAATTTCATCATTAGGTATTTCAAGAATAACATTCTGTAGAACTGTATAGTCCTTCATTGAGTCAGGAAGCTCAGCATAGATTCTGATACTATCACCAACAAAAGCTGAAGGAGCAAAGCCTACTAACTGTACAATTCCAGTAGTATAGTCTACAGTGCCGACTGTTTGTACAGTCTTCACATTGCCATCACCGCCTGTCTCTACTAAACGCATTATACCAGCGCCATCATCTGCTAGTGTTACTTGTAGTCCATTATATGTGAACTGTGAAGAAGAGATAGCGGGCTCTACTGTACTAGAATAGTTCATTGGTAGAGGAGGCTCTGATTGAGAGAGTTGAGCATTAAAGTTTACTGTGTAGTTAGTAGAAATACCAATCTGTGGAACAATCTTCTTCATTATCTGGAAGTCTGACTGATTTGAAATGATAGAAGGATCGGCATTGTCAATAGCTTCTACTAGGCGAGAGTATAGTAGAGTAACACCAAAGTTTTCTAGATGCTGTAGATTATAATTCTGAATAGCAGAAGTAACGAATGCAGCAATATCTGATGGCTGTAGAGGAGACTGATTAACGTTATACTTAACTGTTGTCTTAACACTAATATAGGTATAATCAGGCTCGACAAAGACTGGTAGAATAGTTAATGGTGCTCTTGTAGAAAGGAACTGTGTATACTTTGTAATCTCTGATTGTGGAACAGCTGCTGAATTATAAAGCTTGAGTGAGATGAACACCTTACCGTATTGTGGAGGGTTCACAACATCGCCGCCATAAACTGAGATAGCTTCGATCTCTGGATAGGTGACTGTTAGAAGAGTTTCATAATCAGATGTTGTAATGCATCTCTCTTGTGTAGCATAGTACCGTGGAGCATTGTATTTAATTGAAGCAATGTCTTCGCCGATATCACCGCCTGATGCTGGCGCTACTGTAGTGACTGTAATGTTAGAAGAGCCGCCTAAAGTAGAGTTAGGAGTGAAGCGTGAGATGCCATTCGGAAGCTGTCCGTTTGTAGCTAGATAGGATGCGATCACGACTGAGTTGTCAGGAGGCCTACGACCAACAACATTATCACCAAAGATAATTTGATAACGAGAGTTATCAGCACCCTGAAGGAAGTATACAGCTGAGTTAGTAGTCAGATCTAGTAATGATGTTGACTGTAGATAAGGAATGACATTAGCGCCATTATTCTCTACTGATGCTACTGTTAGAGTGGTAGTATCGATTGTTGGATTGGATAGAATGAATTGCTGTGATTGTGTATTAGTGGGAAGAGCATTCGCTGGCAATACTACGAAGGTATCTGTTACTACAGTACCTTCTGTGATAGTTACATTAGAGCAATAGAACTTACCATCTGTATTAGCATTAACAATAATGTTCTGTTGAGTAGAGAATGTATATGAGTTTGAGCCAGCTCTAGTAGAGAAAGATGTACCGGCTGGAATAGTTAGAATAGCTGCATTGCCAGCAACATTAGCAACGACTAGATTGACGGTAGCTTGAGCACCTCTAAACGATCTAGGGCAGTAGTTAAGCTCTTTAGCACGAAGCACTACAGAGTCTCTCAATTGCGCAGTATCAAGAAACATCTCAGAGCCAATCATATTCATATAGAACGCATTGAGGTATGTGTTGTATGAAAGAATATCGAGCAGAACAGACATATTCGATGCATCGAAATTGTAATCAGCAAACTGCGGCTGAGACTGTAGATATGTTTTTAAGGAGTTTTTATAATCAGCAAAATCCAAACTGGTCAGCGATATTGAAGAATTTACAGCCATATTATCTCACGCGATAGAGGATTGTTGAAAGAGTTATCGGAGTGTTGATATTTATGATATAAAATTGAATGGTCACAGCATATGCATCATCATCTATGTATGGTGTCACTACTACAGAGATAAGACGAACTCTCGGCTCATAGTTCTGAATAGTAGCAGTAATCTCATCTTGAATAGCTTGTGAAGTCATAGGCGAGATCGGCTCAAATAGAAAGTTGTTGATATTCGAGCCAAAGTTAGGCTGAAAAGGTCTTTCATACTTGTTCGTGTTGATAAGATTAACTATAGCTTGCTTAACGCTATTCTCATTAACCTTCCGAGACAGATCATGAAGCTCTGGATGCACATCTAGATTGGTAAAGAAGTCTGAATAGATCTGAGACTGTTTAGCAAGAGGCGTAAACTTGTCTTGATTGAATAGCTGAGCCATTTTTTACCTTTACGTTAATGTGTGGTGCTAAACGATAGATTTGCTTGCGTAGTACTTAATGCATTAGCAGACATAACAATAACATTAGATGAAGCAGAGAAGAGAGCACCAGTAGCACTTGATCCCAAATATGGAATAGACATTATAACAGTCCCCGATGTTAGAGAGATGATTACACTATTCCCATCAAAGCCAGATGTTGTAGGAGAAGATAGTGTCTGTCCAACTTGAAGCCCTGTAGTAGGATATACTTGAGTCAGAATAGTGCTGAACTGTGTAATGTTAGCATTGAATGATGTAGAGATAGTATTGATAGAGGCTACAGTTGTATTAGCCGGTAGAGAGCCAGCGACATCTGATGTGATTAGACTGCCGACAGTAATAGAGGATAGATTAGCTGGAACGCCTGTGATCTGATTATTGCCAGATGTTAGCGTACCGGTAATCGTTGTTAGCACAGTAGGAGTAGAGGAGTATGTTGATAGCTGATTAAAGAATGTGCTACCGTTATTATTTACGCTAGAGATAAAGCCATGAGCACTTGATGTGTCGAACAGAGTATTGAAATGCGTGCCATTTATTTTCTGTAAAATGTTTTGAAGAGAATTGATATTTTTTAATGATGGCCCTACTAGATCATTGATATCTTGAGCAGCATATTGTTCGAGATAACTAATACCACTCTCGGCACTATTAATAGCGCACTGTTCAATAGCTGGTCCTAGCTCTGCTACTGCATCAAGTATTTTAGGTATCATTGTCGATAGAGCTGCAATAGCTAGAACATACGATACATACGCTTTAATCTGTGGCCCGATCACAGTAGTTACTAGTTTACCTAGCCAACTAACAATAGCGCCTGGATTAGCACCAGGAAGAGTCAATAATGCTTGCCATGGACCAAGATCAGCTATATCTCCTTCGATATCATCGAGAAGATCAGTCACTTGAGAAGTGGCTTGACGAGTTAATAATTCTATTTCATGGCAAGCTACATGCTTACCATTCGCAACTTGTTTTGATAGACTGGTTAGTTGTTTTACGATTAATTGCAGCTGAGCTGTATTAATTGGTCCGGCTGATACCATAATATTTCCTTAATATATCGAAGTCACTATACCGTTTTGTACAGTGATGATTTTGCCAGTTGAAGATGTAAATGAGCCTGTTGCGCCTGAACCTGAACTCATATTACCATCTGTAGTAATATTGCCGCTATTAATAATATTCACTCCACAACCAGCATCAAGCACAACACCAGAGCCGGTTGTAATTTGTGTCTCACCATCAGATGTAATATTGCAATCGCCTTGCACCTGAATATTACAATCACCAGTTACATATAATGTCTTATCGCCAGCTACAATCTCATATGAATTGTCAACACTCTTAATAACAATACGCCCATCAGAATTAATCTCAACATATGTACCAGAGGTGTGATATACTCTCATACGCTCTTGTGATGGAGTATCATCTATCTCGACTGAATGCCCTGATTGTGTTTGTAGAACGCTATTGTATGGATATTGAGCTGCATATGAAGATGCCGGCTCTGGTCCTATTAGCTCATCAGGAATAATATTATTACCTATTGCTAGCTGTGGTACATCATTAGTACCATCAGTCATCTTAGCATAAGGACCCATAATGATAGGCAATTGCTTCTCTTGACCATCCATAAAGAAACCAAATACATGAGAGCCATTTAATAATCCTACCGGCGCTTGACCTGTTCCGAGATAAGCAGCTGAGGTAATATTCTGCATAGGAAAGGCCCAAGGTAGATCTTCTGTCTGAATAGAAGGATCATCATGCTCATTAATAACTCTGATCTGACAACGGCCAAGCTTCATCGGATCGCTATTGTTCTCAACAACGCCAATAAACCATCTGAAGCCTTCTTCACCTAATCGCTTAGTTGTCATTAAGCATGATCCTCATACGAGCCTTTGATTAATTCTAATGAACAACGATATGATTTCTGTTGAGCAGAATTATTTAATATAGAATGTCTCACCTTCGACATAAGATAGTTACCAGCAATAAGTCTGTTATCGCTAGTTGAGCCTGTTGAAGCACCATCGCCAGGAGGCACATTGATAGTAATAACATCACCGCAAGTCAGAGCTGGATCACCATTAACATAGGCATGGTACATGTTTTGCTGCAGTTTAACGATGAATGCTTGTCTAGCACCCATACTATCAGAGATAAAAGTCTCTGGTAGATGAGATGAGTGAGGCACTAAAAACGTTACAGCTTCTTTTTGACCGTGCTTGTGTTCAAATGCAGAGGTATTTAATCCTATTGGTTTCTTCGAGGCAAACTTAAATTTGTTTTGCTGCTCTTGATTGATATAGTTGAAAGCTGTTACGATGCCTGTAAGCAGATCAAACTTCTTTACAGTATTATTGAGACCGCCTTGAGCCATTTTCTTTGTATTGTTCACTTGTGAAATATTTCTCAACGATAGAATAGTTCTGGTGTTCTGATTTCTAGCATCAGTTGCTCCAGCAGTATCATAGAAGAATACTTTATCGCTAACATTATTCTGTAGTTGATCCATTAGATACTCAATACTACAGAAGTTAAATCCTCGCTTGTTCTCAAAAAAGCAATATGAGGATGAGGAGTAGTTTTGTGATGAGGTTCTCTTTCTAATCATATCAATAGCTTGAAGAGGTCTCAAACGAGTTATTAGAACGTCTTGAATACCTCTTGGAGGATCAGTACAAGCAACTACTTTCTCAGTATAAAGAACGTTATTCATAATATCTCGAATAATATGATCAGAACTATCATGATATTTTTTAGAAACGATTTGCTTATTAGAGTCGAACATCTCTTCTGAAGTAGCTCGAATAATGTATGACTTTACTTTGCCTTGCTGAGTAATGATTTGATTCTCGATTGCTTTGACAAAGAATGTATATGAGTTAGTTAGATCATTGCCTGGTGATCCAAACTCTACATCAATCAATTCTTCACCAATAATAGGAAACTGATTGAGTAGATCTAGAGCATCAATGATAGTGAACTCAGCTCTAATGCAAGGGAATGTAATATCTTCATAGATATCGAACGCTACACATATAGAAGATAGATCATAATTCTTAGATCTATCAGCTGAGTTCAATTGCAATGTAACAATGTTAACGTCATCTGATCTGACGTATGATGAAGAGTCAGCCATTTATTGTAACAATAAGTTCTTGAGCTCTTTTGTAGCTTGAGCTGCAAATCGATTATCGAGAAGCGAAATGTTTTTATTATTCTCATTAGTAGCTTGCTCAGATGCATATGCTGTTACCGGTGACCAATAGATAAGTTCTGCATCTGGAATATTCTGAGCAAGTGTTACTGTTTGAGTAATATATGCTGAAGCGCCAGATTGATTACCTGTGATCGTTGTGTTAGTAGCTACTGAGCCTGCAATATGTTGAACAATTACACTATTGTTGAATACCTCTACAACTGTAGCGATGGTTATACCATTCTGTGAAATGGTTTCCCCTGCAACGAAAGATGTTCTTTGTGCAATAGTTTCGTCTTGAACGATATCATATCCATTTTCCGTCTCAAGATTATATCCTGATTGAGTTAGAATAAAATCGTCAACGCTGAAGAATGCTTGCTGAACTTTATTTGTAGTAACAGTTAGAGTCTCTTGCTTACGCACAAATGAAACAATATTATTATTCTGGTCTGT